ATAACACATCACCGAGTTCATCTACGATTTCTCCTGAAAAAGAGATACCTGTTCTAAGCTCTTTAACTCTTTCTGACATAATTTCCCCAGTTTCACTGGCTAAACCAGCAAATAAAGTTTCATCTTCAGTTCCTTTTTCAAGGAACGCCAAGGCAAGAGTTTCGTACAGTTCAGCTTTCATTTTTGATTCACCATAAGCTTATTTAAAAGAAAAGAGCCTTCAGGAGACTCTAAGGCAGCAAAGATTTCTACTAGTTGTTTATAACTAATACACATAACATCGTGTTCATCTTTCCAGTCTTGCCATTGTCTGAGGAAGACTGTATCGTCTTCCCCAATGATAACTTCGAGATCTTCGTGCATCCCCGAATCATCTAGTGATCGGATAATTGAAGAGTCTTTCTCAAATTCCACAGTATACATTATTTCTCCCGATGAATTAGTTTTAAAGCAGAGTAATGAACGAATTGCTTCTTTAAACGGCCAGTGTTCTCATAACGAAGCTTTAAGCAACCTTTATGACCATACTTTACACCCCAATCAATTACTCGTAGTGGAGTAGAATTGCCTTTAACCATGACGATATCGTTGATTGCGAAAGAACCTTTGTGTGTCATCTTGTATATCCTTAGTGTACTTCAAAATAATCATGCCCAATCTTACAGTCCCCACATGTCATAAAAGGGATACCGTATTGTTTGGGCGCTTCAGCAAAACATTCCATGATGATTTCTTTAGCTTGTTCTGCTTTATCAGGTGTAGTTTCGATAGTGTGTTCGTCGTGATAAAAAAGCAAGTGATTAAACTCAATACCTGCTTCTTTTAATCTTTCATCTAGCATAACAACAGTAGCTTTCATAATAATAGCTTCAGCACTTTGAATTAGATAGTTAAGTGCTTTGTGTTGTTCTTGCTTATTTAACATAACTTTTCGGGAGTCTAAACCGATAATGTAACTTTTTTCTTGTACATCCTTTTGCATTTTCTGAATAAGTTTATCTAGCTTAGGTAGACGCTTCTTATAGCGATTGATAGATTTCTTAGTTTCCTCAACGTCTTTACCAATATAACCTGCTAGTTTTGTAGGGCCAGCACCATACAAAAAAGCAAAGATAAACCGTTTTGCTTGGCCACGAGTACAACCAATGATATCAGCATTAAGTTGGTGAATGTCTCCTTCAAGTACTTCTTTAGTAAAAGCAGGATCATTCATATAAAAAGCAAGTAACCTTAACTGGCAAGCAGCGGAGTCGGCAGACACTAGTACTTTACCCTTACTAGCGATAAAGCAGCTACGAACTTCAGGCCCAAACAACGCATTACCTGAGGGTAAGTTAGCAATTACGTTATGAGCTTGTCTGAAAGTAGGTGTACCAATGTTAAATACATCACCATGTAGTCTACCTTGGCTATCAATACGCTCATCCCAACCTTCTGCAATAGAAAGCCTAGATCTTAGAGTATAAAACTTATTGATATATTCTCCTACTTGTCCTAAAGGCTCTAATGAAGTTTCCGTAAGTTTTGAAGATGTTTTGACAAATTCTCTTCCTTCTTTTTTCCAATTCCAGTCGTCCGGTTGCCATCCGATAGTCTCCAGATAATCCTTAACCTGATCTGTATTATTAATATTACCACGATCAAAATTGATACGAGAGTGTGGGCCGATAACGGGGCTAGAATCAATTGTGGTGTTAGGATCAAGCTCAAAATAACGGGCAACGTGACTAGTATGAAGTCCCTTTTTAGTGAAAACATGTGTAACACTTTTTACCTCCGGCCACTTGGAACTACTAACTCCTTTAGCTTTAAGTTGTTTAATTTCTTCACGAATTCTATCTAATGCAACCTTAGATTCAGAAGGACAGGTGACATATATTAGTAGTTTTGGATTAATTTCTGAGGAGATCACATCGATTTCATCTTTTAAAGCCTTCTTAAGTTTGTTAAGTCTTTCTATGTCTAACTGCCAGCCTGTTAAGATCTGCTCAGACATAATTCTCTCAACAGAAAGCTCTGTGTTTAAAGCAGTTAGAATACATTTACCGCTTACCTTACCAAACTTAGCTTTGTAATGCTCATTAGCTTCTACCAGAAGAGTATTATAAACTTTAGTACCTAGTCTAACATCTTGTTTTAAATACTCAAACATTTCTTCTGTAAACTCGGAGAAGTCTGAGAAGTCGCCTTTATAGTCATTCAACGCAATACCCCACCGAGCTAGGCTATGGCTATTACCTTGTACAACTTTCTTCATAGACTTATCACCTTTGTTCATAGCGATAGCCCGTTTCTTTAAGTAGCGTTGATACTCCTTCTGTTCTGCATTAAACCGTTCAAAGTTTAAAACTTGTGACATAACTTTCGAGCAAGATATTTTTGCTTTTGGAAACCAAGTAGGTTCTAGCTTCATAAGCGCAGGGACGTCAAATCCCCACGCGTTATGAGCAATAATAATATCAGCCTCATCTAGCTTCCGAAGAAACTCTTTTAGTTGATGAGGCCGATAGAAGAACTCTTCACCTGTGGCAGCATCTTTAATACCACCACAGTGAAACTTGGTTACGTCCAACAAGAGATTATCTGTCTCAATATCGAATACGTAACGCTTCATATATTAGTACCCTTGTTCTTTAGTAAGTTGTTCGTCTAGTATTTCTATCTCACTTTCTTTATAAAACTCATAAGCTTCATAGGCTTTATGTACTGCTATTTGAATTGAGTAATCAGGGTGTGTATCCCGATACATTTTAGCAATACGTTTGATAAAAGAAAAGTCGAACATTTAGTTTCCCTTACATGTAAAGTTTAACGCGTTCTTGACGCCAGTATTTATCGAAGTCTTCTGGACTCATATCGAAGTCATGACGAATCCATTCTTTAAGGTCAGCTAACTCTTGTTTAACGTCGTTGTTATTCAACAAAGCCCGTTCAACTGCCCGAATACGCTCTTCTTTAGTCATTGGACGAATCATTTTTTAACTCTCTTTTTAGCACACTAATAAGTGCAGTAAGTTCTTTCGCACGTTCTTTAGTAGTAGTGGTATACGCATCCAAACGGATAAGCTCAATTACACGCTCAATACGCTTAATTGTTTGCTCAACTGTCATTTCGATTCACCTTTTGCTTTGGCAATGGCAGCGATAGCATCACTTTCCCAATCGCCCTGCATCGGGTCGCCAGTGCGATAGTGCGTGTCTAAAGCGTCCAGCGCCCATTCCAGCACTTCTAGCAGGTCAGGTGCGGCGGCTATCAGGCAGGCGTTTGCATGTATCTCTTTGTCACTTCTGGCGCTGCGCCAATATGGTTGCACAAAGCCATCCCAATGAACGATTGCACAGTCTAATTCAGGTGCAGCGGTGATCATTGGTCTACCCGAAAGAGGGTTCCCGTCATCGTCAATGATGATTTCCCACGGTCCCGGTGTGTGTTTTGTTTCAGTCATTCTTTTTAGACTCCAAGTGTTTTACAAGATAGTTAGCATACCAAGCTGCTTTCTTAGCATCCTGCTCGATAGCATCTTTCTTGCCAAGACGGATAAGATACTTCAACTGTTGCCCTACAAGATGCCCTACAACACCATCTAGGTGTGGTAATATATGGACCATTAGATCCATGTACTCCATACCGTCTGGATGCTTTCTGTAAGACTTTGGAGGAATTACCTTGTAGTGAGGCGGGTTAATAGGGTCCGCTTCTGGTGTTTCCATTGCCCACCTCCAGCGCGTAATTGCATACGGATCATCATAACACCAATCAAAGCTCTTAGCTAACCCCGACATAATTTCACCTGAGGCTAGCTCTACTTCTACTTTGGCGTCATCACGGCCAAGCCACATATCTCCATACCATTCATTCCACTCATTCTTTAACTCATTCATAATACGTTGTTCAACTCGGTTAGTCATTAGTTAATATCCTTTGATTTCAGTAGCTGTACGTGGTGTTTAAGTTCTGATTTGTTAGCAAAGCCATACATCTGCGCTGCTAGTTGCTCTGCTTCATAACAAGAGTAACCTGCATCAAACTCTAAAATGGCTGCACGTTCCTCAAACATATCTTCAAGTAGTTGCCAGTCGTTTAAAAGCTCTTGATCTACCATTAGTCTACATAGCTCCTTAGTGCTTCAATTACTTCTTCTAGATGATAATACTTCTCTGTAATTAGTGCTTCGTAAAACGGGTGATGTTGATCATTCTCCCCTGCCCATGCAATAATAGGTTTATTAGTAGAAAAAGACGTATACATGATCTCCATAGCAGTGCCAATACCTCGCCCATCTGATGCTCGGATATTAGCTACAATAATATCAGAGGCTTCAATATCCATGAGGTCTTGAGTTAAGATCCTGTTGTATAAGTTTCGTTTAGACCTGCCATTTATAGCATAACGTTTTTGATTATGTACAGGTTCTCGTCTAGTTGGGTCTAGAAACTTAACATCATAGTTACTCATATCTTTCTTAATTAAATCACGCCACCAAGTCATTTCATCATGTGTAGCATTTTCAATTGGTCCAGCAAGATATACAGTTTTCATTGTTTTATCCTTAACAAGTAAAATATTTTCCGTCCATGCAAGTCCAAGCTTCTGAACGCATAGCTACACTAAAAGAGATTTCTTCCCACTTACCTAAGGTTAAAAGTTGATCGTCTAACAAACTTACAAGAGTACCTTGCATACTTACAGAGTTTGGCTTACGAGGATTAAGCACCAATATAGACTCTTGTTTTTCCATAAACCATTGATTATGAATATACTTATAATAATCATTATAGTCCATCATAATAGACGGTTCAAAGTATCCTTCATAAAACCCTGTGCATAAGACAGGTTTGTAAGTTAATTTTCTGATTATTGAGAGTGTATCAAGAAACCTGTAAAATTTTGCAGAAGAATGTAGATCATAAGGATCATCAAAGGAAAAAATTACATGATTATTAAAAAGTTTAGTCATCTTAGTTATCCTTTTACAGTAACAGCTTCTACGTGTTCTTTAGAAACTAAATCAGCACTATTAAAATGCTTCCTGTTATTTTGACTTTCAGGTATCATATTACACCAATGATCCCACCAATACTCTGCACCTTTATCTTGTACTACGCTTATATATTCATCAATCTTACTCTTGTTATTAAAGTAAGCTTGCTTGTAACCTAGTAGCCTTAAGTTATGCACATCTAAACAAGCTAAGTTACAACCTAACATTTGTAAACCAAAGCTAGCCTTAGCTAAACCTAAGCCTTTAACTTTTAATGCAAGTTGTAAAAGCTCTTTATCGCTTTGACTATTACTCTTGTAAGCATCATAAAGATCTTCTTTAAGGGCAAGTATATCATTGTAAGCACTGATTTTGTTACCCCAGATAGCTTTTGAAGATAGACCATACTGTTTGATATCCTTTGAAAGAGGTTTAATTTTGTAGAAAGGAGTCCGAATAGAAGCAATAACTACTGTATACACATCGACAATACCTTGTGGGCCTGTCTGATCAACATGCTTCTTAATTTCTTTAACGTCTCTAAGATACATAAATAAAGCCTTTAATAAAAAAGGGGAGCCATAAAGACTCCCCGTTAAGGTGTTATTTTTTATTTAAAAAGGAATTTCGTCGTCTAGTTCATCCTCAAACTCACTGCCTTTGCGAGTAGAGTCTGCTTTAATTACTTCTAGGTCTTCAATCTCAAAAGCATCATCGTCTGCCTCAGAGACATATTCAAATAGCTTAGTTACTTGAATACCCATAAGAACATTAGCAACCCCCTTCTTACCTTCGTATTCATAGTCATACTGAAATACTTTTACGTTAGCAATAGAGCCGTTACCTACTGAATTAGGTTTAATCTCAGAAAGATCCCCACCTACTAAGTTTACTTTCTTAGGATTTCCATCGTCATCTAGCTTAACTTTACGGCGTAGCTTAACAAAGAAATAAGGCTTGCCTTCATCGTTTGTTACGATTTGCTTCTGTTCTTCACCCATATCATCAAGAATAGGCTCACCTTCTTCATCTCGAATAGTCTGCTTTAAAGGCTTAAACTTTACGTTCTTTTTAGCCCAGCCTAGCGCCTTCTCTTTGTCAGTAGTACGTAGTTGAACCTCCCAGTAATCTGGCTTGCCCTCTTCGCGGCTTTTTACTGGTTTCTTTGGATCTACTTTAGTCCACCATAGTTCAACGTTTTTGATAATAGCCATGTTATTTGTCCTCTTGGATTTAGTTAAATTTAAATGTAATTGTATTAATTAGGTGGAAGTCCTCTTGCCAGTACAACTCACCATACTCTTCGTACTCGTCACCGTCAAACAGGGCTGTACCTGTTATAACATCGTTTATCACTCCTTCTACAGTAAATGTACTTTCAGGTACATCATCAAAAGCATTTAAACGAAGCACATCACCTTCCTTTAGAAGCTGAATTAATATGCGAATTTGGTCTTCAGT